GACTTCAGTTGCACCAAAAGACTATCAAACATTCTTGTCATCAAGAATATTTTTTCTCGCCCTTCGGAATCTCGTATTGGAGTGTTATTCCACTCCTGATATAAACTCGTTTTTATGGTATTAATAGCTTCTACAAATAACTCATCTTCGAGTATTGCTTTAGCCCTTAAACCTCTTTGTTTTTCTTTTTCTAAATCCACTATCTGCCTTTATAAAAACCACCTAGAGATTTTGAAAAACCACTACCTGTACTTGCAGTTGATTTTTTTGCTCCTGTTGTTGAATCTCTGTCGGCTAAATTTCTGGCTATATTTTTTGCAATAGCAGCTTGATAAGCATTGTCATCTCGTTTGCCACTATCTTGTAAAAGACTTCCTAAATTTTGTGATACTTGTGTTCCACCTTGTCCTGTATTAACTTGTTGTGTATCTTGTGTTCCTTGACCTACACTTCCAAGTAATTCACTCATTTTTGATCCTTGATTACTTCCAGGAATTGATACATCGCTTACTTGTGCTAAATAATTCTCTGGAGAATACATTGTAAAGCTATCGCCATCTTGATAACCAAAAGCTAATGGATTAGTATTTTGACCAAAAAAATTAGGAGATGTTGTTTGTCCTAATATGGTTTGGATAGCTTCATTAAATCTTGCTTTTCTTTTTTTATTTCCACCTGATAAGGCATCAAATATTCCAAATAAGGTAGGTGTAAATCCTCTTTTTTTATATTTATAAACTGTATTACCAAACTCATCTTCATCTACTTCCCACTTATCTAATTCAACTCCTGCTCCATAAGGATTGTTAGGGTCTCTTCTCATTCTGTTGTATTCTTGTTCGCTGAAAGTTAGAGTTTCCTCTTCTTCTGGATCATCCTTTTCGCCTCCTAAATCTTTTTTTCCAAAATCTTCTATTGGCTGACATACACCATCAATTAATTGATAACCAGAAGGACAAGGATCAACAGTTACATCTTCTTGAACACTAAAATCTAATTGTGGATTTGGATATAATGCTGATGGATCAAGAGTTCCTGCTTTTTCTTGTTCAGTTCGTAAATCAAATATAGGATTGCGATATACACCTGCTTTATTTACATTAGGCGATGCAGCATAATTACCACCAAGATAATTACTGATAATGTTTTGTGCTTCAGAACTTTGCATGAAAGGAGTAAAAGTTGCCATTATCGGTAACTCTCGCTTATCATGGCACTATCAATAATTTTTGATGCTAGTTTTTCTTTTTCCATCTGATTGCCTTTTTCTTGTTTAATAATATCGGTTGCCAGTTTTTGTTGGTCTAAATCTAATTTACCTGCTTTAAACATTTCATCAGCTTTTTGTTTTTGAGCTTTGAGTTCTATATCAGCTTGAGCTTTTTGTTGTCGCATTTGTAAATCTTGTTGTGCTAATTGAATAGCAGGATCAACTTGTGGCTCTTTTGGTGGCTTGGGAGGAACAGTTGCAGGATTGACAAAGAATTGACTCGCATCCTTATATCCACTATTTTGTAAATAACTTTCTAATGTATTGAATATATTTTGTGGAGTTACTAATCCCATGTCTCCTGCTTGTAGCAATTTTTCTTGCACACCTAAAACTTTTCCTAAAACTTCTAGTCTTTGGTCTTGATTTCCTGTGCCAAGTCCTACTTGAACTGTGCAATCATAACGATTAACCCATTCTCTAGGATCTATGCTGACAAATTTTCCTCTTAATCTTATAATTCTTTCTCTATCTTGGTATTCACATACCACCGATAAAACATTTTTAAATATTTCTTTTACACCTTCAGCAAAACTTCTTGCAATTAACTCAATGCGTTGTGTTGAGCTTTGCATCATTTGATTAACTGATTGTGCAGTTGTATGACTTTTATTAATTGTATCTGGATTTAATCCCATTAGTTGATTGGGAACACCAGATCGTTTTTCTTTTACCTCATCAATTTTCTTTAACATCGACAAACCTTCATTTAAGAAGTTTGGAGTTTGCAGAGGAGTAACAGCATTAGGCGATTTTACTCTAACGATGCTGCCAGGTCTTGTTGTTAATAAATCATCTAAATTTGCTTGACCATCCACGACAACTGTTCTGGCTGAATTTTGCATATACATATTATCGAGAGTCTGTCTCATAATACTTGTACTCATTAATTGCACATCAGCTAACAGATCATACATGGATAAACCAAAAAATCTGAATGGCATTGGTATTGCCACACACATAGCAAATGGTAAAACAGATATTTCTTCGTTCTCTAAAATAACATAGGAGTTATTTCCACTTCCACCCACCACAATCTTGCGTAACTCGGCTATGCCATCGCCATCAATGTCAGCTCTCATGTAACACTCGGTTATCATAACAACTCGCATTGAAGGATCAATGTTGCTTACATTTAATTCAGTTGTTGCATCATCATAATTTCGTCTTATCATTGCTTCTGTGTTAAAGACTTCCATCTCAGCACTTGGCAGGGATTCAACATCTTTTTTATCGAAACCCATATTGATAAGTTCCGATACAGTTTTAGAAACTCGATGTGCAATGAAATCACAATCTTGCAAAGTTTTAGCTCTAGGAGAAACTAATATTTCTTCTGGTGGAACAGGATCAATTGCCACTCTTCCATATTCTTTTATTCGTCTAACTTCCACATCGTAGGAGGTAATAACTTGTTCAGCCATTCCTTCCATTCCTGGCTCAATAAGAGCTTCAGCTTGTTCATCGACATTTTCTTTTACATCAATAACTTCTACTTCATCATCAATGAGTAGAGCTTGATATTGTGTTTCATCTAAATTTTTATATCTCTCTTTTTTCTGCTCTTTGGATGTTTTCCAATAGACTTTGCAAAATCCATTTTTTTGCAAGAGAGCAGTTTTGAACATGGATTGGAGAATACCAAATCCATCGTTATCGTGATTAAATATAAAATTACAGTAATCAGTTATTTGTTCTGCGTATGGCACATCTTCAGGATGTGTTGGCTCAAAATTTACCACCTTATCTGATTGCGTAAACATACGCATTAGACTTGGGAGTATTGATTCCACTACCTCTAATATGTCTTGTGATACAACACTACTTCTGCCTTCAACTTCATTGCCGAGTGGCTCTCCCAAATAATACTTGAGAGCATTTTTTCGTTGTGTTGCTAAATCACTAGAATAAAATCCTAAAGAGTTTTGAATCTCCTGTGAGATTAAAGCTAGTAATTTTGTTTTTGTTAATCGTGCCATTTATTTTATATCCAATTTAATTTTGGTTTTCCTGTGTAATTTTTGTTCCATACAAACCAAGCAAAAGCTAACATACCTCCACCATGAGTTTTGTTACCATTGTTAGGATTTGTAAAAGTTATTCTTCGTGAAAATATATAAACATTTTCAAGTGGTGTTTCTTGAAACATTTTTTGTCTAGCAACACCTTCTAAAAAAGTTATTCTACAAAGAAAAGCTACTTTTTTATTTGCAAGTTCAACTGCTTTGTAAATAAAAGGCAAAGATAATTTAAAAGGAGGATTTGTAATAATATTATCGCATTTTTGCGTTTCCATTAAAAAATCTATACCTGTTTCGCCATAATTTCTGTTTATTAAATCTGTTGAATAAACTTTGTAATTATGTTGTTCTAAAACTTTTGATATTGCTCCATCTCCACAAGCACATTCCCATATATTGCCTTCAAATTTTTCTACATCGAGCAATCGTTGAGTTGCTAAAGGAGGAGTTGGATAGAAGTCATCTTTTTCTCTTGTTAAATTTAAATCGTGTCCTGCTAATCTAAATTTTGTTTTAGTTTGTGCTTGGCTTCTTGCTAAAACTGTATCAGCTCTTCCCATCAAACTATTCCTATATTTTTATATTCAATTTTTGTTGTCCATTCGCTAGACTGGTTATTGCCTACAGCGAAATACCTAAAAGCATCGGCTGCATGGCTACACCAGGAATGCTCTGGTCTATTTTTTACTTCTCCCTTATCGGATACTGCCCAACGATATTGTCGTAAGGCATCGAGTCCATCTTTGCATTTTTCGTGGTCAAACCAACAACGAGATAACAACATCCGAACTGCGTTGATACCATCGTCAATGGAGAGCTTGGGAACAATGGAAGTTCGCATACCTAAACTTTGTGCAGTTTCAACACGACTTACACCAGTTCCCAATTCTCTCACATTTGCATCGTGTGGGAGGTAATGCGTATCGTATAAATATTTTTTTTCATCTAAAACAGATGCGTAAAATTCTAAACTCTCGCCACTATTCTCATAGTAGTCGATAATGTGAAATGCTGATCCTTTGATTTGAACAAACCAAATCGCAGT